AGGGAAACTTGATGAAAGTTGAGATAAAGGAAGTCACTAGGAATCTATAGATAGTATTTAGCCTATCTAAATAAATAGACGGCTAGTTGAGGGGACAGTTGTTCCTTCTTCTAGCCGTTTTTTTTTGGAGAAACAATGAAAAAGAAAATGTCTAAAAAAGATGTGGAAAAAAAGAAAGCTTGGGTTAAGGGAAATACTCCGCGTAAAAAACCTATGAAAAAAGTAGCCCCAAAGAAATCCAAGATGGTGAAAGCAAATACTTTAAATGAGCGTTTTAAGGACGCAAGAAGAGGAAAAATTAGATACTAATGGCGCAAGAACTTTCTGAAAATCAAATATCTGGGGGTACTCCTGTAAGGTCAGATTCAGAACGTAAGGATGTTGTCAAGCAAGCATCCACTCCTAGCAAGTTAACGAGTGGGGACTCGGTAAAAAAGCCAAGAGTTCCTGTTGAACCTGCTATTGATAAAAGAGTGGACGTGGCACATCTTATAAATTTTCTGCAGGAGTCTGTTCAAAGGTCTGTAGATGCGAGGTCAAAGTGGCAACAGAATCTAGAGACTTGGTACAAGCAGTACAAAGGGGTGGTGCAGGATAAAAGTTTCCCTTGGGAAGGGTGTTCCAATCTGCACATCCCGATTACTGGAATTATTGTTGATACATTAGTAAGTCGAATGATAAATCCTATTTTTGGAGTACAGCCGTTCCTAACGGCTAGAGGTGTCAGTGAATCTGCGAAACCTTCTCCCTCGCAGCCACTGGCAGGTGGGGGGAGCGATGCCCCCCATTCCTCAGACAATGAAGTTGCCAACGATGTTGAACACTTTCTTGACTTTGTATTAGAAAAACGGGTTGGAATTTATCCTAAAGTTCAGGATTGGGTGCGTGAAGCATTTATTTATGGGCGCGGTGTAATGAAAATTGTCTGGAGAAAGGATATTCGTAGCTATTCTCGCAAATTAAGTCGATTCCAAGTGGAAGAAGAGATCCAAATGTTCCAACAAAGGGTCCAATCAGGTGACATGAATCCATCAACACTTGAATTTCTAGATCAAATGACCTTTATTGCCGACAGTCATGACTGGGAAGCCAAGCCATTCATCAGAATAGAGCGCGAAGAGACTACATATAACAATCCCGACTGGGTTTTTATTCCGATTGAAGATTTTATCTACCATCCAAGGGCAATTGACATTGCTTCTTCACCTTATGTGGCCCATAGATTCAGACGTGACTACGATGAACTACTGAAATCGCAGGATGCAGGGGTTTATGCCAACGTAGAGCAGGTAAATCCCATGAGTGGTGACGATTCTAGCAGTATTATTTCGGCACATGGTGAAAGTTTGCTGAAAGACGTGCAAATGATGGAAGAAGGCTACGAAAATGTTCCGCAAGAGTCCGAGGATTCCTTAGAAGAAATAGAATTAATTGAATTTCATGGAAAGTACGACATTGACAACGATGGACGCATGGAAGACATCGTTGCTACGTTTAGTCCTAAACAAAATGTACTTTTATCTGTACGAGAATCCGATTTATTGCATGGTAAGAAGCCATTTGCAGAAATAAAAATGTTTCCTGTCCCTGGTCGTTTTGAATCACAAGGTGTCCCCGAAATTATTACTGACCTCCAGCAAGAACTCAATGATATCCACAATCAACGTATCGACAACGGTACGATTACCAATGCAGTAATGTTTTGGTACGATCCTAACTCCGATGTAGACCCCGAAATACACCGCCCAGGACCAGGGATGGGATTTCCTGCAGGCCCGAATCAGATGGGCATTCTTCAAACAGGTGACGTTAAGTTTTCTTCCTTTAGAGAAGAGGAATTGGTGCGTAGATTGATTCAAGATCGCATTGGAGTTTCCGATTTTGCAATTGGTAACGATGCTACGGCTATTCAGAACAAAACGGCAACTGGTGTGAGTGCCATTGTTAATGAAGGCAACCAAAGATTAGAGATGATGCTACGTAATGTTGCCGTTGGTTTAAATGAAGCTTGTCTTCAAACTTTACAGCTATTGCAACAGTTTGGTAAGGACGAAATGTTTTTCAGGGTAGTCGAAGGCGCAAAAACTTCCATGAGGAAAGTTACGGCTAAAGAAATCCAAGGGCAATATGACATAGACATAGCAGCTAACTCTGTAAACACAAATAGGTTGGTGCAGTTAAGCGAAATTCAACAGCAGTTAGAGGTGGCACTAAGGGCAGGACCAGAGTATGTGAATGTTTCCCCGTTAATTAAAGAATTTATGCGTAAGTCTGGATCAAGGATGGCAGATGAAATTTCAGTTCCAGAAAGCGAAGCTGTTTTAAGAAAAGCAGCTTCTGATCCTAATATTCTCATGGCATTAAAAGCACAAATAGATGAATTGGCTATGCAAGCAGGGCTGATCCAACCGCAACCCCAAGACGGAATGCAAGGACAGCCATTGCCTGCACAGCCTACTCAACCACAAGGTGGAGGAATAGATCTGCAGGGGATCATTCAACAACTTGGGCCAGTTATACAACAACTGTTTAGTGGTGGTGGTCAGCAACAACCACCTATGCCACCTAAACCACCATTGATGTAAGGAGAGGGGAAAAATTATGCCACTACCAGCAATTTTACGAGGGGTACAAGTAGGGTCTGCAGCATGGAAAGCATATCAGAAGTTTAAAAAGCTTAAAAAGGCTGAACAGGCATCTAAGACAACAAAGAAGGTAACAAATAAAACTCCAGCTAAAGCTATACAAAGTTCAGCATCAAGACAAGCTGAATTTATACAAAAACAAGCATCAAGACAAGCTGACTTTATACAAAAACAAGCTTCAAAACAAGCAAAAGCTGTATATAGAAAAAAGAAATAGATGATTAACAAATACCTTCGCGTATCAAAGTCTCCTGAAGAAAAGGAGCAGCATCTAAGAAAACTTGCAGGTGTGATAAACACTCCGCATTGGCAAGAAGTAAGAGATGAGATGGAAGATGCATTGATTAAAGGATACGAAAGGTTTGATGAGTGTGAAACATATGAACAGTTTGTCCGAGTTCAAGGTGAGGTACTCGCAATAAAGCGGTTAGCCAACTTGAATGGATTGATAAACATTGTTTCCGCAAGGAGACACAGGACTCGCGCCCCTGAATAAGGCGCAGACCATAGGAGAAACAAATGTCAGAGAAAAGTGTTGTAACTGAAAAGACACTTCCAGTTACAGAAGAGCAGGATTCGGCTCCTGTCGAAGAAGTTAATACAGACACTGTTGTAAATGATGCAGCAGAAATGGGACATACGCTTCCTATTTCTGATGATGTAGTCCCTGGTGCGCTTGATTGGTCTGAGATGGCTCCCGTTGAGGAGTTTGACAGAATTGCAGAAGCGAGAGGTGTTGATTCTCAGCCTGCCCCTCAAGAACCAGAACTTACAGACAGTATGTCTAAACGTATTACCAAGCTTAAACAACAAGAGCAGGAGAAAATTGCGGGTAAGGACCAAGTCATAGCGGAGAAGGATGCAATCATTGCAGCAAGAGAGCAACAGATTAATCAGCTTCGATCTATGACTAAAGAGTTCCAAGATTTGCAAAGTTCTTACGTGGCTCCAGAGGGTGATGCTACTGAAGTGGACAAAGAAATCGCTGTAATGGATAAGCAATTACAGGATGAAGGTGACACTTATACAGCAGCAGAAGTTGCTCAACATATGCAAAGACGACAGGATTTGCAAATGAAGAAATCTGAAATCTCAAATAGTCAGGCAAAGGCTCAACAGATGGTGCAACAGCAACAAGCAATGAGGACTAAGTCTGATCAGTTTGTTAGAGATAATTATGACTTCGTTAATGATCCTAAAAGCGAATATTACATTACGCTGAAGAACCAAGCATATCCAATGTTAGAAAACATTATTGGGCCAAACTTCAAGAATCATCCACAGGATATGGTCATGGCTGCTGAGTTGAGTAAGTTGATGGTAGACGCAAATAAATACCAACAATTACTTGGGAACCGACCTGCCCCACGACAAGAGGCAGCACCTATGGCAGGAAATTTAACACCGCAAGCGCAACCTAGTCAGCAAAGACAGCCGAGTTTTCGAGAGGCTGCTGCAAGTTTGCGAGGTGGTGATGTAAGTAACTTTGCCGAGTTGCTCCAAAATCGTGGTCACAGTTGGCGACCATAAAGGAGATTTAACATGGCAGTATTTGAAACATACAATACAGCCACTGCAATACGGGAAGACTTGCTTGATGTCATCGTGAACATCTCGCCAACAGAAACTCCCATGCTCAGTGGTTTTAAAAAGTCTAAGGCTAATGCAACTTTGCATGAGTGGCTCAACGATACGTTGGGTACTGCTAATGCAGGGCGAGTAGCTGAAGGCGCAACCTTCTCAAGCCCGACACTATCTGCTCGAACCAGAGTAGGAAACTATTGTCAGATTAACCGAGAAGGTTTTGAAGTATCAGACACCTTGGATGCGGTAGACCGCGCAGGAGTAAAAGGTGGGGAATATGAGTACCAGATGGCTAAAGCCCTAAAAATCATGGCGAGAGCAATGGAGGTTGACATTGTTTCTGGTGTGAGTGCAGCAGGGGCAGCAGCAGGTACTGCAAGACAAACACGTGGTGTGTTGTCTTTTATTTCCACTAATTCTGAAACAGGATCTGCGACTCCTGCTACAGAAGCTTTGAGTGAAACTCTGTATAACAATAATTTACAGACGATCTACAACGCAGGTGGTAATCCTGATACGACATACGCTAACGGTTGGCAGAAACGTAAGATCTCTGCTTTCACCGCAAGTCAAACTCGTAATATTGAAGCGTCTAGCAAAAAGTTAATCGCTAGCGTTGATGTTTATGAATCAGATTTCGGAATGCAACGTATCATTCTTGATAGGTATATGGATACCGACAAGATTGTTCAAGCGCAAAAGGATATGTGGGGTATAGCAATGCTACGTCCTGTTAAACATACACCGATTGCAAAAGTTGGTTCCTCACGCAGAGGAATGGTTGAGGCCGAATGGTGTGTTGTTTCTATGAACGAAGCAGCATCTGGAAAAATCATCGAGTTGACAACCAGTTAAAATCTTGTGAGGAGTGGGGGGCTTTGTCCCCCCTCCTTACTTTCTGATGCAGAAAGAAATCCAATGGGAAGGCGGTGGGAT